ATTTGGAGGGACTTTCGATTTTTTTCTATCCCCCCCCCTATATTATCAAAATTTTGACGTAAATTATCAAAATTTTGACGTAAAAACGCTCCAAACCATAACTTTTCTAAAATCGAAATTGTAAAAATTATTCAAAATATGACCTTATGACGCTATTTTATAGTTAGAAAGCCATTATTCAATGATACATAAGGCACCTAGTGCTATCAATAATGGGTCCACGATGTAGTATCCTATCAAATATGACCCTATATGTATAGGTGTTGGTAACTTACTATGTAAATGTAGTATAGTAATACTATTACAATGTAATACTATTGCATCTAATAAACTCTATAGTATGTAATAGGCATAGCTATACTACGTATAGTAATACTAAGATACTGGAACAACCACCAAATATGACCCTCAGAGAGCTATTCCATATACTACTCTAATAAGTGCTTCATATAGAGCCTATATAGAGGCTATTATAGTGAGTGAAAAGTCTGTAAATATGACCCTATATAGGGCTTTGTATGTAGAATAGAGCCTAAAATAGACCTTTTTAATACTATTTACTATAAAACGTGCTAATAAGTACCTCATAAAAAGTCAAATATGACCCAAAACAGCCATCTATAGAGGCAAAAGCTGAATACTAGTTAATTTAACGGCTTCTCAGACTGAAAACAGAGACTATTAAGAATATAACAGGATTCTTAAAGTCTTTGTAAACAGTCTGAGAAGTAAGTTTTGAACATTTTTGCATAAAAACAAGCAATTTTACAAATTTTAGTCAAATATGACCCAAATACAAGTAACTAAAGTTCTATTCAAACTCTAGTTAAACAAATTAATAAACGTTTCTAAGTCAAATATGACCCAAACACAGATACTGTGTAGCTATTTTAATAATAGTAATAGATTAATTAGTAACCCAACTAATCAATTAGTAGCCCAACTAATCAATTACTAACTAAAAGTGTTTGTACAAATATAGCAGGAACCTCTAAGAGCTCGTATAGCACTCATAGCATAGTCAAGAAGACTTCGCACTCTATTAATAGATAGAACGTGTAAACGTACTCTCATAAGCTCATACAGCTACATTCAAATATAGCAGGAACCTCTAAGAGCTCGCATAGCACTCTATTAATAGATAGAACGTGTAAACGTACTCTCATAAGCTCATACAGCTACATTCAAATATAGCAGGAACCTCTAAGAACTCGCATAGCACTCTATTAATAGATAGAACGTGTAAACGTAATCTCAGAGGCTCACAGCTGCATTCAAATATGACCTACCCTTCTGGAGCTGGCTGAGGCTTCCAGTTTTTGTAGTCATCTTCAGTAACTGCTTTATAGTTACCAGTAATGTTAAAGCTGACAATCTCCATAATAGCATCATTAATGGCTCTAGTATACTGTGCCGGACTAATCTCTTCTGACACATTAGCTATTCGGGCCAAATATGCACTAGAGTAGTAGCCAAGATGAATAGTACCATCCGGCTCCATGTGCCAGCCATTGGTTCGATCCCAAGCGTCCCATTCATCATAGTTGGTAAAGGGATTCCATGGATTGTCAGTTGTAGTAAGCATGAAGACTGGTTCGTCCAAAATATGACCCCCTTACACTATCCTCGTAGAATCTCATTAACAGTGGTTGTACTAATACCAAGAGCATCTGCAATCTCAGCTTGTGTATGACCAGAAGCACGCATTGCTTTAGCCCTCGAAATAGTATTAACACTAATTGGTCTATTGGTTTTGGGTAATGCTAATTCTCTTACTCGATCAGCATCGGATGCTGCTAATATAGCCTCAAGTCGAGTCTTATGAATTGCGCCAGCTTGAATGGCTTCCCACTGTTTGTCAGTGATTTGGATGTCACTCTTCTTAGCACCAGTACGCTCACGAGCCTCTCTAAGAGCCTGTTGTTTAACCTTATTATAGGTATCTTTATCCTCTTTGATCTCAGGATTTGCCCTAACTTTGGCTTTAACAACAGTCGCTGCTATTAGTTGCGATTGTCTTTCCAAAGGCTTGTTCTTCTGAGCGTTCTTATATGCCGCATCTAGCTCAGCAACCTCTTTAGCATAGGTTTTACGAGCTGAAGCAGAATATGGCACAGCATCAGTATTCATAGCCTCTTTACGAGCTTGATTAGCCATGCTTTTTAGACGATTAGCATGATCAGCATATATATTCTCCATAAGTGTGCCAGAAGAAAGCTCATATGCGTCCTTAGCATCGCCCATTTTTGTGGTTTTGGTTTGAGCAACCTTAATCTTACCGGTGTCTTCATATTGACCAGTTTTAGGATTCTTCTTTCTTTCAGAATATGTCCTACCAGTCTCAATATATCGACGTTCACCAGTTCGCTTATCAGGAGCAATCTCTTTTCGCTCATTGACCCGTTTTTCACCTTTAGCTTGTGAAATAAGAGTCGAAGCACCAGATCTTGGACCGCCTTGATACTGAGCTTTAAGCTCAGATATACCATTTTCTCTAGCAGACCGTCGCCAGTCAAGATTGTGTTTCTCAGCATCGATTACGACCATAGAATGCCTAACAGCACGGGCCAGTTCTTCATCACTAGCACCCTTAATGGTCATGTCAGTAATTAAATTTGACACATTGCCCATTTCTTGCTGTTTATTAAAGCCATTTTTCTTACTAGTTTCTGGCATTCCAGGATATGCACGATATTGATCTTTAGGCTCGAAGTCTTTCAAGCCCTTAAGCGGGCCTTGAGCCTTTAAATTGGTGCCCTTAGTTGGAATAACAAGAACTGTATCACCATCAAAGTCTGCACCAGATAATATAGCAGCTGTCTTAGCATTAATGCCAACAGCATCTGGTGAATTCTTGCCAATTACTCGTTCTCCATCTTTAGAGTTATTATTGACCGTAAGAATAGGAATTTCAAAACGGCCAGCATGAGGGTGTCTAACTAATGCAACTTGTTCACCATTACGATAGTTAGGTGCATAAATCTCATTCTCTTTAAGACCAGGAACTGGTAATATAACATGACTAGACTGTCTTGGTAAAGCAGCTGCCTTAAGATGCACAGCAGCAGAATCGCATTCATCTGCAAACTCTTGAAGAAGTTTCTTCTTAACTGTCGGATTTGTTAATGACATGATGTCATCAAACTCGGCCTTCTTTGCATCTGATGCTATTTTTAGCTGTTGCTTAGCCATAGCTGGTGTTTGCTTAGATAAGAACTGAGATGACAGTGTAGGGGACCAAGTCTCCCAATCACCTTCTTCATTAACGACATTTATAGCAGACAATTTCTTATTACCATCTTTGTCTACAAAATATCTTTGTGCCATCTTAAGGTCTTTTTCGCCCTTAATAGTAGCACCAAATGGATTATCCCAATCTACTTCTCCGGTTTGTTTATCGCGTTTCATGGGCTTAAGAACTGTATTATCCTTATCACCCATCATAGGAGTGTTTGGTTTCTTGTTAGTATTAAATATAACATCTACTCCATCAGGCATGTTATCAGAATAGACGGCCATGCCTTTGAGATAATGAGTATCGCCGACATTAATTCGAACCTGAGCATAGTTAGCGCCACCTAAGGATATGTCATCAACACCTCTACGAAGTTCAATAACACCATCCTTTTCAATACCCTTACCACCATCAGGCCCTACATCATCAGCATACCTAACCATTACTCTCTTCGGATCAATACCAACAGGCCTCTCTAAGCCAAGGCTTGAACGACCGGTATCAGATGTTGGATCATAAGGTGCATTAACAATACGAATATCTTGCAAATTGTTAGCTGCCTCAACCCATGGTGTGCCGGGAGGACACAGGACTTTAACCGTCGTATCCTTTCCAGTACCAGCCTGAGTAACCTTGACATTATGCACTTCGTAACCCTCATTTTGCAATTGGATTACTGCATTGTTAAGCACATATTGCGTAGTACCCATATACTCTTCGGTACCACGACCAACATCAATATAACCCCCATTCTCTGCTAAATCATCTTTGAGTTGGTTAGCAAGATTGGAAGTTCTATTAGCTCGCTCTTGAATATCTTCCTTAAGAAGGTTTCGTACTTGAGACTCATTGATGCCCATACGCCTAGCTGCTGCAGACTGAGAATATCCCTTTTCAATAAGTCTTTTAGCTTCTGCAACATCTTCTGCTCGGTTCTCAGATTTCGCTTTAGACATTGCGGCAATAAGCTCGTTCTTAGTCATTCCCATACCACGAGCAATTTCAGCATCGGTCATGCCTTGATGTCGAAGATCTAGAACGTATGACCTAAAAGCAGCATTGCGCTGATAAGGATTATCTCCAGAACCCCAAGGATAACGACCAGAATGTCGAGGAGTACCATAATGCATCAAATATGACTCATACTGCTCATCTGTTACATCCATGCAGCCTCCTCAGATTTCAGGTCCATTAGTAGTAGATCGAATTCTCTAATCTTTTGCATTGTATGTAAAATATCTACAGTCTCTGGGTTTTCTACTTCCATATCATCAAATTGGTAGATACGAAGTTCTATATCCATAGAATGAGGATCCATAGCATACTCTAAACAAAACAGTGCAGCATAAATATACAACTGTTTCATAGATGCTGGAGTTGTACCAGTCTTGAGATCGTGAATTCGAAGTTTCTTATTCTTGTCTTGATACCCAATGGCATCAGCAGTACCAAAACAATTATCAGAAAAATATAGAATCTGTTCAGATTCCATACGATAACCAATAGCATCATTGACAAACATATTAAGTGTCTTACGAGTATTGGGTAGTTTTTGTTTTAACTTAATACATTGACTCGCAAAGTTATGCAACTGAGAACCTCTAAATTTTGCCTGCATGCTACGATATGACTCACATAACTTTTCAGAGTCGTAATTTAACCATGAATATTTACTTGCTCCAAGGAACGCGTGCTTACCTTCCAGATTCGAATGCCTGTTGAAGTTCATCTAATACCTCTTCCTTATTTTCAGGAGATATGAAACTGGCGAATGACATCTTGCCAAACTTTTCGATATAATAATCCTGATTAGGTTGATGACGAGCATTAGAACTTCGCTTACATTCAAGCATCGCCCATTTATCATTATACAAAACCAATAGATCCGGTATTCCTTGATAATAGGACGAATCATTCTTTAACACCATACAACCCGGAAATATCTTTTGCAACTCGTTAATCAGAGCGGATTGAAATACACTTTCTCTTTTCATTACCGCCCTTCCTTGAGAAAAAATGAGCAAACATAATTCGTAAAAAGTATAGGAGTGGATAGGTCATGTAGCTCTTCAAGAGTCACAAGGCCTATCTCTCCTATATAAGGCATGGTTTTTTCTGCGCGGACATTATGTCCGCACGAAAGCTAGCTCATTAAAATTACGCTTAGACTTAAGTGCTGATAATATAGCAGTATCTATAGATGATTTCGAAACAAAGCGATAATAATGAAGATCTTTATATGGAGTATTGATTCTATCTATTCTTCCAGAAGCTTGTTCCATAATCTTGTATGAATAATTTAATGAATAGAATATAACAGCATTAGTAAGAATACAATTCCATCCTTCTGACCCAGCATTATACTGAACCAAGTATAGCCAACGATCACTATTTGGAATAGGATCGTGCTTGTGACCATTCCGCTCAGATATGACCGTATCTTTTGGAAGTAATTGAGATTCTCCTAAAGACCGTAATATTTCTAACTCGCAATTCAAATTGTAAAACACAATCAATCGCTTATGTTTCTTAGTAAGCTTAACTAATGCATCTACTCTACTATCATCGGTGTTAACAATTTTTCTCAAAATATGGCAGCATTGTCCAGCATCTCTAATAGGTTCTTCAGCAAACGGATTCCATCTATCTTTCCATGCGATTTTGTAAATATCTTTTTGATACCCAACTTCAATGTCGTTAACATAACGAACTGTTTGTCTGTTGTCTTTCATCTTAACAAGAATTTGATCTCGATAATGTTCTAGAACATCAGTAGCAATGTAACGACTAATTTTCGGATACTTAGCAAATCTATCAAATATAGCATGCCGCTTTATAAAAGCAGTACGATTCTTATAAAACCCGTTAGCAACAAAAACTGGAATATAGTCCGACCATGTATCTCCTGGAGTAGCACTTAATAGAATCCAAGCATTACTTTTAGCTAACTTTAGAAAAGCTCTAACCCATGCACCAGAACCAACAACACGTTGCTCATCAAATATAAAGAATGCGCCAGATGTACCAACATACTTCTTAATGTTGTTCCAAGAATCTATTACTACAGATATGCCACCAACACTACATGATGAGTCTGTAGACAGACCAAATCTAGCGCACTCTTTGTTCCAATCTAATGTATCTCTTTTAAAAGCAGTCGTGATAATATATAACGGCCTAGGTTTCAGAGGAGTAGAACGCTTAGCATAATCACCACGACATACTTTGTTATAAAAATATGCCAATGCTGTAATAGATTTACCAGAACCGACTCCACCAACTAAGATGGAGCCAGTTCTAAGTTTCTCTACAGCCTCTTCTTGCTCAGGTCGTAGTTGTATCATAGTACCCTTCTAAGGCTCTGAGAGCTATTCTAACGCTCTCAAATATCTTTTTAGGGTAATTAGCCAATTGATCAACTAACTACCCTTAAATCGCCTTTAAACGCTTCTAGACGTTACTCATCCTCATCCTGATCAGGAACATCGTAATACTTCGAAGCAAACGGGTCCTCAACGACCGTGGCATAGATCGCCTGCAAATATGCATTAACGCCAGTATCACCATTAGGACGACGCCAACGATTCGGGCGAATCACAACATCGACATTCTCATACTCATAATCATCGAGCAGTCCAATATTCTGCTCGTTAAGTGAACGCTTAACATGTGAGTTAATAAGCATCGCAATAGGTGCACGATACTTGTACCCAATGTTAACCTTAATATAACTCACCGGATCATAGCCATCACGAGGCTTAGTGGTCTTAACGTTCATACCATACTCAAGAGCCTGCTCAAGAGCATCGCCCTCCAATATGACATTAAAATTGCGCTCACCAGGATTGTTATACGGACCAGCTTCTCCCTTGAAGTTAGTATAGAAAATGAACTTAGCATTAGGAATGTTAATGGTTGCAAAATTCTCTCGAGGCATTATTAATTCTCCTTAACGTATCTCAACAATATGCCAGAAATATCAAAACCTAAATCGCATAGGTCATGACCTGATTGGAAGTGAGGACAATCGTGACAGTTATCCATAGTTAAATCGCCACAAGGCATCAACCATGGAATATCTTTATTGTCATCTACAAACCGATAATAATCTCCAAACTCGGAGATGTCATGTATTGCTTCGTCAACAAGATTATCAAAATATGACTTGTCGACAAATTGTTCTGTTTCAGTTCCTCTTACTGTTTCAGATTCAAGGAACCTATAACCCTTTGTTCCACTCGCATAAGATAATCGACCGTCAGACTCAATACGCTTAAGCTCTCCGCCGCCATGTCCCTTTTCTATAGGACAGAAGCATCCAGCACGCCCAATGAATACCGGCATACTTTCGCCATTACTAAGCGTCTCATTCATATCAAGATAGAATGCAGACTTAGTAGTCATTGTCAAGCAGCAGTCTTCAAATTCGATTGGCTCTTTTGAGAATATCTTTTTAAACACATACGGCTCTTGGAACTGCTTACCAGTAGCAGTCCACTTTCCTGGTGCTTGAGGTGAAGTAACGCTCTGCTTACCAACAAATACAGCATTGTTAACAAGACAAATCTTTTCCCATTCAGCCTCAACCTCAAAAGTATAACCATATTTCTCGCCAAACTCGTAAATAAACTTCTCAATCTCAGGTGTAGGATCAGCCACCTTAATCGAATCAGTCTTAATATGCACTACTGTAAACCCTCTGCTCTCCACCTCATCTTGAAGTGTACGCATGAACAGAGCTCCTCGGAGTGCCACAATATTGTTCTTATTGCGACGATCCCTAAACGGATTATCAAATGTTGCCGATGTCAAACCATACACCGAATTGATTGCTGTCTTCAAAGCATTAGACAAGTCCTTGGCTTCATTCTTATTCTTCAAATATGGCTTCAACTTACCATCAAACAATTTACCAACTGACTCGTAATCACTATGCTTAATAAACAAACGAATGTTAACCAAATCTTCGAAACGATCAGTATAATCGCCCAAATATCTTTCCATGATAATAGAACGAGGATGCATTGAAGCGACATCATATGTCACGCATCGATTATACATTCCCGGATTTGCATAAACCCATCCACCGCGACCAACATCATCGCCGCGATACATGTTCTTGCCATTCTTATACTTATACCCAGGAAACTCCTCAGCAAGATCATACCAATTAAGTTTTGGTTTTTTCTCCTTGCCAAATATAATTCTAGTTGTTAAAGCATTTGTAGAATCATT